ACGTGGATGTAAAAGGGATAGAGGTTACTCCGGCAAAGAAGGAGGAGCCAGCAGTACTGGAAGAAGAGTACGTAAACTCTGGTGACACAGGGTATGTTGGTATAATTCCTGCAACAGAATATAAAGTAGATGAACTAAACTTCCCGAAGAAGGGTAAGGGTAGGTGTCTGCACTGTAAAAAACTGGTTGGCTATGTTGGGGGGTTTCCATCAGTCAATCCACCTGATGCAATCTGCGATTAGGAGAGCTATGCATATAGTAGGTAAGGAGTGGAAAAAAGTTCCTCTACTACTGGAGGAGCTTAAGGGTCTGTTTGAGGAACTAACAGACGAGGAGCTAGACCGTTGCAAGAAAATAGCGATTGAGGAAGAAAAAAAGTACTCAGATCGCCACGTAAGCAACGTAAACTATAAATAGGTACAAACACTAAGGGGTAGTATGCAATATACAGAGATTAAATTCTATGCAGAGGATTGTGGGTATGATACCAAAGTCGATGATCCATCAATAACTATAACCTTTGCTGGTTATAATCACGTAGATTCTCTATGCCTGTCAGAGGAGAGTCTAACAAAGATTAAGGACACTATAGCATCTATAGATGTACATGATGCTATAGGTCTGGAAAGGGTACATGTATCCTATTGGGAAGACATGGAGGGGTACAGGGAGAGGCTTATTCCAATTAAAGGTACGAGGAAGGGAAGGAGGAACACATGAGCCAGAAAACAGGAATAATACTAAAATTTAATAATGACACAGGGGAGGGTAATATTGTTCTACGTCCACCCTTCATTGATAACAATGTACTTCTACAGATAGATTGTTTACAGGACTGGATAGGTGAACTAACAACTCTTTATAATAAAGGGTTAGATGAGTTCAGAGCTAACGGTTCATACTCAAGGAACCTATTAAAGGAGAAGCAACATGGATGATCAGGAAAACATTAAGAAAATAAACATAAAGATTCCAATTAAGCGTGACAGTCAAGGTGCTGAAAGGTCATCCTTAGCCTCAATCCTGCATGAATTAAAAGAAGAATTAAAGTCTCAAAATGATTTACTGGCAGTCCTTCAGGCTCAGGACTGGAAGGATGAAGATGAGTTTATTACCTTGGGATGGGTTGAGGGACTTGAGTTTGCAATAAATTTAATAGAGGAGCATAATAGAAGTTGCGAAGGCCAACTATTATATCCCTTTAACAATACAGAAGGAACGGTAAATGTATTTAAGACATAGAGAAGTAATTAAACCAGTCAGGTTAAGGTTTCATGCAGAGTTAGATAATGAGTGGTACTGGAATGAGAATAATATTCCTGAACTAATGGAGCATGACCTAAAGGCGGAGCAAGAGCTTAACTTTGACAGGACTGATAAAAGAAGGCATACTTAATAAAAGGTCACGAAGCTGACCAGTAGCCGGAAGGTGTGGTGCCTAAATTAAACTTTGGCTATTACGATACAGTAATAGGGTAGAGTTCCGATGCGCTACTGGCAACCTACTCACGTGCGATGCGAAGATTGGGTAGTGGTGAATACTCAAGTTGTCACAGGAAATTACCATCCGAGTAGGATTAAAAGACAGGGGGGCAGGAGGCTTTCTCGCAGTTGTCCCGCTTCCCGGCTCACAAGGAAATAATGAATATATTACCAATTCCAAAAAGGAGACACATGCCAACAAAAAAATTAGGAATAGCATTAATGTATGATCCAGACACAGGTGTAGGTACGTTAAAGCCATCAACTGATTTCATGGAGAACGACCTAATGCTTCAAGTGGATTGCCTAAGAGAGTGGATTTACGACCTTGAGCAGATTCATGACGTAGGTGCGGAGTTATTAGCCCAAGGGAAAAGTATATACAGCAAAGGTTTATTTAAGGAGGTATATGACGAAAGAACTGGAAAGATTAAGTAATTCTGAACTTCAAAGATTAAACATGAGAGATAGGGGGGTTGGAACCAAGGTTTGGGAGAGACGTTCCCACAGGATACACCTTGACAACTTGCGTAAACTTCATCAACAGGCTAGGGGAAATAATGGAAGAAAAGAACTGTGAGGTATGTGGTGAAGGGTATATACCCGCCCTATATCAGGAGAAGTCCCAGAAGTATTGTTCTAAGGTTTGTAAACGTAAGAAGCAGGATGAGGTTAGGAAGGAGCGAGGAATTGCCACCGGAGGATACAACCGAACAGTATATATAAAAGTCTGGATGAAATCACTTGGTATCTTATACAGACTTGGTGAGTGTTTTTACTGTAAATGTAACATACAAATAGATGATAAGTGGACTATAGACCACACCGTTCCTCGCTCAGTTATTAGAGAGCGGAAAAAAATTAAGAACGACATATCAAATATGCAGGTTGTGTGTCAGTCATGTAATAACCGTAAAGGGGCACTAGATAGTAAATCATTCAAAAAAATATTAAAGGAGACAAATGGATTTGAAGAAAATAAAGTTATCGGATGAGCTTTTAAAGAAGGCAAAAGACTACTCCAAGGGTAAGACCTATAAAAGGAGTATGCGAGGAGAAGAAGGTACTAATATCGGAGCTATAGGTGAGTACGTAGCTAAGGACTATCTTGAGAGTTTCGGTTTAGCTGTATCAGACAACAGAGGTACGGAGACAGCGACACAGTATGATTTTCTAGTTAATGGTAAGAGTGTAGAGGTAAAGACCAAGGATCGAACAGTGCCACCAAAGTCATTCTACGAGTGTTCTGTTCCGCTTTATAATCACTCTCATCAGAAGCCGGACTGGTTTATATTCCTATCACTCTACAGGGTTGATACGCCCTACATGAATGATTCACGGTATGAGGATGCATACATCTTAGGTATCTCCACATATGATTTCATTGAGAAGGAAGGTATTACCGTGATGAAGGGTGAGGTAGATGAAAGTAACGGTTGGATGTGTAAGGAGTCATGCATCAATCTTCCCATAGATAAGTTGTTTGGAGTTGAACGGCTTATTCTGGAATTAAATTCAATATAGTAGTTGTATAGTCACTTCTACTGTGAGATAATAGTAACTTAAAAAACTGGAGACAATATGATTATAAGGATATATGAGTCAGGTAAACTTGACTTGGAGACAATCGGAGACCTTCTGTATAATGCAGATAATCAAACCAACTTCCGCCCTGATACTAAATGGATACACACATCCAGTTATGGAGCGGAGAAAATCACAGCAAAAAAAGAAAGAATCTTCCTACAGTTTTTTATCCGCTGGATAGGGCGTGAGTCAGTTATTATGTGGCTGACTAGCAACCAAGTCTTGTTTGAAGTCATTAGTTACAAACTACTAAAGGAGGAGCAGGATGCAATAAATGATAATTTTCATGATGAACCACTCACACCACCTAACCAGCTAAACTAATGATACATCCAGATATTAAACTAAGCCACTCCAGCAGTACTAACTTCTGTGCTAAACAACTATGGTACAAGAAACTAGGTGGAGCAGAGTTCCGCTATAACTTCTATTCCGGCGCAGGTTCTATGGTAGATGCTGGATATGAGGCAGGGTTAAAGAACCTAATGACAGGCGTTCAAGCCTGCAATATTCGTAAGTCAATGGAGAAGTCACTGAGTGATATGGAACCATCCATGTCCTATGATGACTTCTCTAAGCTGGCAGGCACGTTAGATGAGCATGTGTCAGCGGTAGAGGGGTACATGAGTTGGATCAACTACAAACCGTTAGAGACTCAGTACTACTTCAACATCATCTTTGATGGACATACCAGAGTAACTACTGGCTACATGGACATTGTTGCCGAGAGACAAGACAAACCACTCATCATAGATGTTAAACGCCAGTCAAAGCCTGCAAAGAAGGCTAAGAAGGAATGGGTACTACAAGGCGCACTTTATGCATTAGTATTAATGAAGCACAGGAAGTTGACTGAGATACCAGCATTTGAGAATCATCTAATTATACCTAATCAGCATCCTGTATTCCTAAAGACTGAATTAACAGCAGAGGATTTATATATGGCATATAAAATGCTTACTGAATTAAATGACAGGGTGGATAAAGACTACTGGCCTCTTAACAGGAGCCATGCATTATGTTCAAGTATGTGGTGTGATGTATATGACCGTTGCCATTATGAGAACTTCATTGGAGTAGATGACCTCGTTGAAAAAATAACATGAAAGATCATGAACTACTAAGGCGGTTATATATTACAGAACAACACCTTAATCTTGCTCTAAGCACTTTAAAGATGGAGGACTATGCCGATACCAGAAACTTACTCCTCAATGCCCTCTCAACAATCGGGCAAATCCAAGAAATCTTGGAAAAGCGGAGCATCGAAGAATTTGAATACAGAAGAGCGGAGGGAAAAACTTAAGAGAGAGAGACAAGTTATTGCTAGGTTCAATGAACTTGGCTATAAGAAGGGAGACAACGGTAATCTTCCTTGCTTTTGTGGAGAACTAGACCAAGACACCGTCTGGTGGATGTCAAACTGTAAGAGCAGAACTAATCACCTATTCTGTTCCATGTGTACTAAGCGTGTGTTTGAACCAGAGATCAAGGAGACATTAGCTAAGTTGCTAAAACTCTGGAAGAAACTCAAGTGGCGTATGTGGAAGGAGGACAAGGTATCAATCAATAACCTATTAAGCAAAGGAAATAATGCTTGAAAAATATAAAAGGAAGGTCATGAGGAAGCCTGAGAAGCTCGTTATAGAGGGTGAAACTGGCGCAGGGAAGACTACCTTTGCGTGTTCTTCACACACAGAGAAAGAACCTGTGTTC